CCGGCCAGAGCTCCAGCGGCATGGTGCTGAAGGTCTTGTTCCGGCTGACCACCCACAGGGTCTCGCCGGTGAGCTCCACGTGCTGCTGGAACGTCTCTACGAACTCCTGGCGGGGCATCCACGGATTCGGGTGGTTCCACAGGTCCAGGGCGACGTGCCCGGTGACCTCGGTGCGGTCCTCGGGGTTGCCTGTGCGGGACTTGCGGTATAGCCGCCACGTGGCCTGCGCCACCGCGGTGGTGGTGCGCGACACGATGGCGAACAGGATGCCGACGTTGCCGTACGCCTCCAGCTGCGCTGTCGTGCCCATCTTCCCGGTGAACGGCAGCGCCGGGGTCTGGCCGGCGCCGCGCTTGCCCACGTACGGGATCGGGGTCAGGTTGCTGACCGCGGTGGCGAGCCCGCCCAGCATCGACTTCATTCGTTCACCCTCCACTCCAGGGCCAGGCATCCGATCCCGGCGACAGCGAGCCCCCAGGCGGACCCCAGGCCCGTCCAGGCGGCAGCGGACAACAGGCCAGCGCCCGCGACAGACCCGCTGACGGGGGCGACCCGCGCAACAACGGGCGCGGCCAGGGTGGTGGTGGTGGTGATCAGGCGGCGCAGCACGCCGAGAGGGTACGTCGGGCTGGGCGTCCAGACGCGGAGCGGCCCCCGGTGCGGCGGCGGGTCCGCGCCGGGGGCCGTCCGGGTGGCGGCCTGCTCAGGTGTTCAGCCCTGCCCGTTCGCTCGGGCCACGAGCCGCCGGTCTATGGCGCTGATGACACTCTTGTGCCGGCGGCCCAGGCGTTCGGCCAGCGGCCGGGTGACAGCCACCCCAGGCAGCTTGCCGCCGGCCTGGTCGATGGCCTGGTCGAGCTCGGCAACCTCACCATCCGTCCACCGCTGCCACTTGCGGGGCGGTGGCTCGGCGGCAGCGGCGCGGGTGTAGCGGTCGAGCAGTGCCTGTGCCTCGTCGGCAGGCCAGCCGTCGTTCAGCAGGGCGACCCGCAGGGCCACCTCGTCGGTCAGGGCGCCGGCCTGGTGCAGCTGGTAGCTGTTCGCCGTCACGGCCGCTCGTCCCAGTAGCGATACCGCTTGAGCATCGCCAGTGGAGGGTTGGAGTCGAGGCGCAGATGTTCGGCGCTCATCCATCGCTCAGGGTCGATGGTGGGCTTGTCGCGCGACTCGATCGCGTTGATGATCTCGTTTGAGCGGGTGTCGATGACGTACCAGGTGGCCATTAGAACGGCTCCGTGTTGTCGTTGAGCGGGCACACGCAGGCGATGGGTCCGTCAGCGAAGCACGCCAGCAGATGACGGACCGGCCGGCGGGGCGGGTCCGCCTCGGGCGGCCACTGCACGGGCTCGCCCAGCTGAGCGTGGATGCGTTCTTCGCCCTCGGTCATCGGCAGCGGCCGGGGCATCGGGGTGCCGGTCAGCCACCAGTAGCCGAGCTCGGGCTGCCAGCCCGCGTCGCGCATGGCCTCATACACCAGGGCGACGGGGTACACGTCGGCGGCGCTCATCGTCCGGCCGCCTGGCGGGCCAGCGAGGCGATCAGCCGGGTGGCGGCCTGGTCGTCGCGGGTGGTGGTGTCGATCTCGACGGTGGCGCCGCGGCGCTCGCCGGTCCTGGGGTCGGTGGGGCTCATCGGGGGCCGCACTTCTCGCAGTCGGGGGCGTCGGGCGCGTACTCGGCGTCCGCCTGGGCGACGGGGATGCCACAGACGACAGCCTTGCCGTCGCCCCGCATCAGGTGGACCCGGTGGCTGGGGTTGGTGCTTGCCATGCCTCTGACGATAGCACGCTATCGCTGTGTTGGCTAGGGGGTTCTCACCACAGCAGCCACGACCATCAGCCCGCCGCCCCGGGGTCGATGCCGGCCCGGTTCCGGGCGTCCTGGGTGCACACACGCTGCCACACAGCCGCCGGGTCCTCGCCCTGCACCTGGGCCAACGCCACGATCGCTACAGCTGTCGTGGTGGCCAGGTGCAGCATGAGCAGCGGCCCCCAGCCAGCGTCGACCTGCTCGCGGCACAGCCGGGCGGCCAGGTCTACCGCCGTCTGGTCGCCGTCGATGACTCGGGGCAGCAGCGCCGTGATGATCTCGTTGCCGCGGGCGGCCATCTCGGCCATGACCTCCGCGGTCGGGGCAGGCTCGGTCATGCCAGCACCCGGCCGCTGTCGACCTGGCGGCGGGCGTCGGCGTACCCAGCCCACCATGCGGCCTGGGTCGGCGCCTTAAACTGCAGGCGGCGGGCCTCGGTGGCGGCATACCAGTACGTGAAGCGGTGGCTGGTGCTGTCGGGCACCAGGGTGCGCACAACGGCGTGTCTGCCTGCCAGGTAGGCCCTGGGGAACCCGTAGCTCAGGCCGGCGGGCACAGTCATGCCAGCACCCGGCCGCTGTCGAGCATCCGGCGGGCGTCCGCGTACCCAGCCCACCACGCCGCCTGGGTCGGCCGGGCGAACTGCAGGCGCCGGGCCTCGCGGGCCGCGTGCTCGGCCGAGAACGGGTCATCGTCCCGGCCGGGGGCCAGGCACCGGACCAGCGCGGCCCGGCCAGCCAGGTACGCCTGCGGGTGGGTGTCGCGCAGCGTGCCAGGCACGGTCACGTTCACGGGGCGGGCCGGAGTCTCACCGAGCCGGCGGCGCTGATGGCGGGTCAGGGGGGCGCTCATCGGGCACGCTCCTTGTTGAGTCGCTGCAGGCGCTCGCTGCCCGTCTCGCCGTCCGGGTCGCACTGCGGGCAAGCGTTGAACGCGCCGGGCCGGTCGTGGAGCGTCCAGCACTCGCGGAACTCGTCGGTGCGCTGCTGGCCGGTCACGGGGCACAGGCTGGTGTCGCCGGTCATGTGGCCGTTCATCGGGCCCACCTCCACAGGGACCGCCGGCGCGGCCGGGGCACAGGCTCGTGGCGCAGGTTCACGTACTCGTGGCACGACGTGCACAGCACCGCCGGGGACAACTCGCCGTCGAGCTCCAGCACGGTGACGTGGATGCCCGGGTTGCCGCAGCCCCGGCTGGCGCAAGCGTGGAACATCACAGCAGCCCCGCCTCCTTCAACCCGTGACAGTCGTACTCGGTGCACTCATCGCAGCAGGCCGACAGGCGCCGGTGGCGGATGCGGTTGGTGCACGCCCCGTAGGTGGTGCCGCAGTTGGTGCACTTGGTGGGCGCGGGCCGGCAGGCGGCGTCGTGGCGGCGCTGGGCCTGGCGGGCGCTGCCGGGGTCGCCATGCTCGCCCAGGTAGCCGCCGCAGCGGTCGCACACGACTTCATAGCGGGTGACGATCTTCTGGCTGACGGTCATCGTGGCCCCCTGATGGCCAGTGTGGCGTCCACCAGGCGGGTGGGCGCAGCGAACGGGAACGGGTCGGTCATGGCGACCAGGGCGCCGCACGGCCAGCACAGCACCTGGCCGGGGCCGACCGGGCGGCTACCGCAGCCGGCGCAGCACGGGTACTCGGTCATGGCAGCCGCCGAGCGGGGAAGCCGTCGGGCAGCAGGTCGCCTCGGCTGATGCCGAAGTGATCGGCGGCCTGCGCCCAGCGGATACGGGCGGTGTTCAGGGGCACGTTGCGGCCTTCGGCCTGCCCGCGGCGGGCGTAGTCGACCTGCTCGGCCGTGCACGTGCGGCACACCCGGCGCAGCGCCGACCTGGCGGCATGCCGGTAGTCGCCGCCGCGCTTGCCTTGCACGAGCGTGGTGTCATGCTCGGGGCGGGTCCGGCCACAGTTGCCGCACCGCTTGCGGTCGCCGGTCATCGCTGGGCCTTCGCGTCGTACTGGCGCACGGCATCGATCACGGCCCGGAGCTCGCGCGTGTCGGGGTGCCACTGGACGCAGGACGGACCGTTGGGGCACTTCGGGCCGCACCACACGGCGTGGGCGGCATCCCAGGCGGCTCGCAGGACGGTGCCTGCTCGGGGGGCAGTCATCGCCGTGCGTCCTGGTCGGCCCAGCGGGCGTGGTCGGCGTCGTGATCCTCAGCGGCCGCCCAGGCGTCGCCCAGGTCGGTGGCGGTGGTCCACCAGCCGCTGCAGTCGTTGCAGGTGAGTCGGAACAGGCCGTTCGCTTCGGTGGCGACCACGTGGGCGCCAAGCGTGCGAACGCTGGGGTTGGTGCTTGCCATGCCCTCACGATAGCACGCTATCGCTGGGATGGCCAGGGGTTACGGCGTGTCGACTGCAGGAATCTCGGCCTGAGTGACCCGCAGGGTGGTGGGTTCCTCGTCGGCCACCAGGCCGGGCACGTAGGCCAGGGCCAGGCAGCTGGCCACGAGCGGGACACCGATAGCCAGCCGCCACACGAGAGGGTCAGTGACAGCCACCCACAGGGAGGCGAGGACACGCTTCACGACGTGCACCGGTCGTGCCGGTAACTGCCGTCGGGCGTTGGTGCTTGCCATGTCTGCACGATACGCCGCTATCGCCCAGGGGGCAAGGGCAGCGATCAGTCGTGATCGTTGGTGGCTGCCGCCCACGCACACCACGCGAACGGTGTCAGCCAGGACGTGCTGCCGTTGCCCATGTCGTACAACACCTCGGCGTAGTTGCTGCCGCTCGACCAGTAGCAGCAGTCCGCCTGGTGACGGCCCCACCAGTGGCGGGGCAGCGACTTCTCAGCGATGCCGTTCGGGTTGGGCCCGAACGTAGCCACCTCGATCCACAGGCACACGGCGTCGACCGACGACTGGGTATGGGCCTCGGCGGGCTCGGGGGCTGCGCCCAAGGTGGCGACTGCGCCGGCCAGGCCACAGGCGAGCAGCAGGGCAGCGAGGCGGCGGGTGAGTGAGAAGCGCATGGGCTCAGGCTGCCACAGCTACGTGGTCAGCGGGGTGAACGTCAGCCACAGCCAGCCGAGCACGCCGAGCACCAGGGCGTAGCCCGGCCGGGGCCGCGGACCCTGCGCCAGCATCGCTAACGCCGCCCCGACCCCGAGCACCTGGAACGGCAGCAGTTGCCCGATCACAGGAACCTGATCCGGGTGCGGCCCGACAGGTCCCGTTGGGCGACCATGTACCGCATGGCGTCCATGCCGTGGTCGTTCTCTTTGCGGGGCACTTCCTTGGCGGGCCGGCCAGCGGCCGGGGGCTCCCACACGTAGCCGGGCACCTCGTCGGCCGTGCAGGTCGGCAGGTGCGCCTCGGTCAGGTCGCCGTCCCGTTCGATCAGGGCGCCGTCCACGACGAACAGCCGGGGGCGGCCGTCGCCGGCCGGGCGCATGCGGGCCTGCACCGCCTGTATGCCCGGGGATACGTCCTTCTTGGCGGCCACGGTGCCGAGCCCCAGGTGGCGTTCCAGGGTGGCCCGGTCCTCGGCGTCATGGTCACAGATGACGCCGCGGGGTCGGGGTTCGCGCCACTCGCCCTCGGGGGCCACGATGGCCAGGGCGTCGCGGGCGTGGTCCTCGACCAGCCGGCGGGTGCGGTAGAGCTCGCGGTAGAGGTACAGGCGGCCGTCGGGGTCCTCGGCCCACCACTGGAGCACGAACGGGTTCGTGAACCCGAAGTCCACCACCCACCAGCGCACCCACTCGTCGGGGACATCGAACGGGGCGACGAGGTGCACGGCCCGGTCCCAGTGTTCGTAGATGACGCCTTCAGCGGCGACCCACAGGCCGAGGCGTAGCCGCTTGTGGCGCACCCCGGTGAGGTTGTCGAGGCGGGACAGGTAGCCGGCGCCGGCCTCGGTGTAGGCCCCGTCCTCTGCGACCAGCACCGGGTTGTCCTCGTGGCGGGATTCGATCAGCCGGGTGGCGCCGGCCATGCACCGTTCGTACAGCCAGTGCGTGTCGGCGTCCGGGTTGGTGTCGGCCAGCAGCTGCTGGAAGCTGACCCGCCCGTTGCGCAGCCGGGTGGTCAGGGCCTCCCAGTCGGCGGGGGTGAGCTCGATTGCCTCCTGCACGTACACCATGTCGTACTCGGTGGACATGACCTTGGTGGCCCGGTCCATGCCCCCGATGTTGACCCGGCTGCCGTTGCGGTACCGGTAGCCGGGTGGTTCCTTGGCGTTGCCCCCGAAGAACGACACCGCTCCGGTGGCCAGGGCCTCAGCTACAACGTTGTTTTCCCAGGTGGCCAGCGCCGAGGTGGTGAGCGACACGGCTGTCTTGCGGACGATCAGGGCCTTGGCGCCCGGGTTGGCCAGGCACACGTGGTGCAGTTTCTCCAGGCACGCCCGCGACTTGCCGGTGCCCGCGGGCCCAGCGATCAGCACTTCGGGGTCGCGGGCTTCCAGCACGGCCCGGCAGCCGCCCCGGGGCGCGTACGCCCGCGGGATGCGCAGCTGATCAACCGCGGTCACCGGTCCTCGACCTCCAGGTGCCCGCAACGGGTGCAGGACCGCCAGCGAGTGTGGAGCAGGACACCGGGCCGCCACGGTGTCATCGAGTGGTCGATGCGCTGGCACAGCCATTCGTTCGCGGCGGTCCACGGCACCGAGATGGCGTGGAGGTGCACGGCGTGGGCGAGGCGGCCCAGCAGGCTGGTGGGCAGCTGGCGGGCGCGGGTGGCGCGGTGCATCAGAACACGACGTTCCACAGCACGACGAGCACGACAACGACGACCACGAACAGCAGGACGTTCCACCAGCTGAACCCGTCGCGGTACGCCTGGCCGCTCATCGCCCGTGCTCCAGGTACGCCGCCTCGGCCAGGGCGCTGCAGCCGATGCACAGGCCACCGCCGGGCCGGAACTGGTGGACGTGGCCGCGCCAGGGCATGGACGGCTGGCGGGTCACGTCGTCGGGGCCGAGCACCAGCACGGTGGCGCCGCGCACGATCAGGTCAGGCCGCACACGCTCAGCCACCGTCGCCCCCATCGTCGGCCTGGCCGGGCCCGTCGCGCAGGTACTCCTCTGTGAGCCCGCAGACCAGGCAGTACCGGCGGGCGGGCTCCATCACGTGCTCGTGGGCTCGGGCAAGGCCATCGGCCACAGCGCCGGCCTCCGAACGCATCGCATAGCCGACCGCCTCGGTGGCGGCCGCCAGCGAACAGCCCATGGCCTTGGCCATGTCGGCCGCGGCCTGGGCAATGGCCTGTTCGCGCTCGGCCTCGGCGCGGGCATCGTCCAGGGCAGTGTCGAACGCTGCGTCGGTGATCGCCCGGGCTTGGGCCTCGGCGGTCGGTACGGTCTTGGTTACCAGGCCGGTGCCGCCGCAGGGCCCGCTCCGGCGGCACCGGCGCCTGGCCGCCCGGTTGACGTTGCCGCACTGCGGGCACGGCACCTGCACGAGCTCGGTGCTGCCGGTCATCGTGGGTCGCTCGGCTGGTCGAGCTCGACGCCATACCGGTCGGCGGCCCAGCGGATCACCCGGCGCGCTGTCTCGATGGCCAGCGGGCTGACAGCTACGACGATCAGGCGCATGGCGTCGATCTCGTCGTCGCCGGATGGCGCGCCGATGGTGTAGTGCACGCTGTCGTCGGGATCGGTGGCCATGCTCATGCGGTGTCACCTCGGTCGGGGCGGCCCTTGCGGCGCAGCCGTACAGGCTCGGCGGTGGTCGGGTCGGCGCCGGTGCCGAGCTCGGGCAGCTGCTGACCGAACCGTTGCCAGCGGGCAT